AGATCCTAGATTAACTTTCATTAACGAGTCTATGACAAACTGTGTTACACCTAATTCCTCTTGTGCGTATCTAGCCGCTGCAATTAGCTGCTTAGCTCCACAATCTACTTCGCGAGTGTATATCCACATCTTGTTATGCAACCATACCCAAGCTTCTTCAGCATCTATTGGATCAGGATATATATCACCAGTGATCTGTCTTGCTAATCTCTCTAGCTGGTAGATTGGCGCAAGCTCAGGTGACCAAAACAGTACTTTCTCATCTCGGGTAGAATATTCGCCAGTCATGAGGTATAACATAACTTGTTGAACTACAAGACTTTTTCCGTGTCCGTTCATACCTGCCCAGATAGTCAGAGTATTTGGCAAGATCCTAAAATCTATATCCCAAGGTAAACGCCCTCCTGGCTTAGAATCTTTGTTGCTTAAATGCTCTAACGCTTCTTCAACGAACACAACAGGTGACTGAACGTAAGATTTCTCTACGCCATCAGCATACTTGTTTACTTGCTCATCATCTAACTCAAGCTTTGTTGCTATCTCTCTAGCTCGTTTATAATCAACCATTAAAATTACTCCAAAATGATTCTTTCTTCTTCAATGGTTGAGATTCCCAAACTCTAGTTTCAAGATATTTTCTTAAACCTGGTACCCACTTACCATCGTCATTAGTCCATTGCTCTGATTCTTTACGTTGCTCTATATCTTCAACGATAAGGTCAACAATAGCTTCGTCTCCAAACTCACGCCACGTCTTAGTATCGCGAGCGATAGTGTTGCGTCTATGCTCAGGATATACAGACCACACACGCATGAATGCAGACTTGTCACTATTCTTTTTATTATTTATATTCTTTGTGTCAGCTACGCTGCTGACTAGCTGGTCAGACGCGTTGCTCTCTACCTGCTGACTAGCTACGCTGCTCTTTACGTACTGTGCATGAGCGTCAGCCGGTTCGCAGATGGTATACAAAGATGTTGTACCAGCTCTAGGTGTTATATCTATATATCCGAAAGACTTTAGATCCTGCATGTAGTTCTGGATACTACCCTTGGTATACATAGGCATCATTGCCTGTAGAGCTTCCAAGTGTATTGGTCTAGTATTAGTCGTCCTATGGTTGCGCCAAGCTAATACAGACATAAGGCATCGGAGTTGTCCGACCTTTAATCGTCCGTCTCCGATGATCGTTGCGGGGAAGATACCGTATCGATGGTCGATAGGTAACTGGGAAAGATCATTTCCTTTATCCATCTAGGTGTGTCCTGGTCGTTTTTAGTTAATTCAAATGCAGCAATATATTTTATTACCCAGTTTGGGCATTTACCTTTTTTTAATTCAAGCATCATCATGCAATCTTTGTAATGCTCATAAAACAAATCGAAATGAACGCCCATCTTAAAGAATACGCTACCTGGTATCTCGCTGAAGTCGTTGATCATCCTTTCTTCTTGTATGTAACACCACTCAGGCAGCTCGTTCCCAACCTGTGCTTCCAAACCCTCCGATTGATCGCTCTGATTCTCGTTCATAAAGTTCCTCTAAATCGCATTCTTCTGTTTGAACACCAGATACTGGCATAAGCAGAAACTGCATTATCTTCATATCTGGGGTAATGAATACATCTTTCTTTGATACGTTTATCAGGTGAATATGTATCTCACCCTGGTATCCTGAATCTATTACACAAGCTCCTGCTATAACGCCAAGTGTAGTACAGACACCTGATTTATTGAAGGCTATTAATGCATAACCTTGTGGTATGTCTACTTTGATTCCACTAGGTATCTTGATAGAATTGTTAGGAGCTATCTTCGTAATAGAAAAGTCTGAAGGTACAAAAAAGTCTATACCCGCGTCAAGTGAGTGGGCTCTCATCGGTGGAATCACCTTCCTCACCCGTGAAAATCTTAAGTTGGTCATCATCAATTTCCTCTACCGCTATAGAATATCCGTGTTCTTCGTCTTGCAACTCCATATTGTCTGACAATGTTTTCTCTGCAAAAGAAAGAACTGCTAACAAAAAGTGAAGAACAGGTTTACTTGATGTACTGACCTTTACCTGGTATATCATCTTTCTTTTCTCTCCTGATTCCGTTCCAATAATCTTCGAGGCCTTGTAAGTAACCGCAGGCATCTACCAGATTATCTCGTTTATGTTGAAAGCTTTCGCGAGACATCTTTAACGCTACTAACATCTTGTACATATCCTCTAATGGTAGCTCTCTACCAGTCATTCCGATAAATATCAGTCTGGCTCGAGCCATGCTCTCTGAAAACTCTCCGTAGTTCTCGTGGTTTGTGGATCGTTCCACAACTATCTCCCTTGCTTCGTCTAAGATTGGTTTCTCTAGGTCTGTCATAAGATTGCTCCCCTCATATTGTCATTAACAAAAAGATCTTTCTTGCGTTTCATTTCTGCTATGGTATCTGTTGGTTTGTAACCATACTTTTCAGCAAACTTGTCATCGAATTGAGCACAAGGCCTTAAAGCCCACTTCTCACCGTCATAATCAGACATTTCAGTTTTTGAGAACAATAAACCCCAATGTCTTTCGTACACATGCAATGACCCAAGATTAAAGGTTAGTGTACCTAAACTTGGATATACATACTCCAAACCCCTTAATCTCTCTTCTAGATAGTTACGCATCAACTGTAGAAACATAGAAGCGCAGAACATATCATTGCATAACCCAAAGATGGCATCACAAGAGCGCATGTTCCATATTAAATGAAGAACATCGTCTCTTATTATGAACTGTATGAAACCAGTACAAGGATAATCATTTAAATTCTTCTCGTAATGGTCTACATTGAAGATAGGTATAACAGCTCTTCTACTATCTGGATTCATTATCAGCTCGTCAGCGGTATGATACCAAGGCTTGCCAAAAATGTAACAACCGTAGTTGCTTTCTATCTTCCCATCATCATCTTTGATTTTATCCCAAATAGATGCTAGTTTACCCATGTTACCAACGTATGGGGACTGCCCTAAGTAGAACAGGAACTCAGCTACTGCATATTCTGACTTCCATCTACGATCTATATCGTCTATACTTAACAACGTAGGATCTTCTAACGTATAACTTGCGTTATGTATCTCTATGGTATTACCAACCTTAGATCCAAACCTACGTATATCTAACATCACGCCAGCATAAAGTTCATTCATACATAGCGATGTTCTCTGGTTTTTCTTCATCATCTGGATATGGCCACCCTTCTTCATAGTTACCCCAAAAGAATTCCTCTTCTTCTGAGCGTTTAATCTTCGGTTCCTTCTCCTTCTCTTCCAACTTCTCTAGCTTTTCTTTGTTTTCCATCTTTCTGTTTCAATTTAGCATACTCCCCTAGTGATATACCAAACATTTCTTCGAATCTCTCGGACCAAGTTATTCGACCCTTTGGGGTCAATTGATTTCTTCGAGTCCAACAGTATCTGGCAAAGTGCAATTTTAGATTTTCGTAATCTTTCTGATTTTGGGGTGATCTTTTCGATGGCATTTTCTATATCTCTGTAAAAGTAAAAACCGGTTTGTTCAAATGCAAGACTATGCCTCTCAACTGACCACAACAATATCTGCAGCTCTGTAGTGTTAATACCTAACGCATTGCTCAACTCTTTAACAGACACGCCATTCTCTGGTATACATGTATAGTAACTTGGATTAAATTCCTTGTCTCTCCACGTGCCCCAATTGACATATTCCATAAAACCTGTGCAACACATCTCCGTTTCTTCACAATGGTCGTAGTTTTTACAACCCGTGCAAGGAGGTTCTGGTTGGTCATTCATTCTTCTTAGTAACTTCAATACGTTCATTCAATGTCCTGAAACAAAAAGGGGCACTAGCCGAAACTAGCGCCCCGTGTCTTGTTAAGATCGATGGTAAACAGATACCCGGTCAGCATATTTAATAGGTAGATCCTGACAATATTTGGTATAAAGATAGCCAAGCACTCTCGTGTATTGACTATGGTTGAGACCCTTTGTCTTGAAACTTTTGACATAGGGATGATCAGGTCCTAAAACCTTTTTCCACGTTCCATCACGCATAGCCTTGTAAGATGCTGCTCTTCTTGGACCTCTACCTCTGAACCAGTATGCTTTATGACCTTTCTTTTTGGCCATTCTCTGGTATTTAGGTATTTCAGAAACAGGAACATCTTTAGCTATCAGCCTACGCGTAGCGTAATTACCGCTTAATGTTTCTCTTGTCATAAAAACTCCCTGTGCACCGTTACAGGATTGGAGCATTCAATAGCCACGGTGCCACAGCTACTGAATGCTTTTCTTTGCTTTATCGCGAGCTGTCTTGCCAGGTCTTGACACACCTGTCTTCTCGAAACAGTACGAGTGATATGTAGGTAGATTGCCAAGCTTGGCTAGTTGATTAACTGACATAAACCTTTTCAACTTAGATTCGTGCTTTGTTAGTTTGCTCATGATAAACCTCTGAAGTACTTTGTTTATTATAACCCATAGTTAAGAAACGAGTGAAATCGTTATTTAACAAGTAATAAACGACACAGGTCTTGAACAACTTCTGATTTCTCGTTGGGTTCTTCGCCGCATGTCGTCCAAGCTACTTTACCATCTTTCTCTCGCTCGAGTGTTACATGCCACATTAAACCCATCTTGTCTTCTTTGGTTCTCAAGATTACGGTATCACCATTCTCTAACTTCATACGAAGCTTTCTCCTGGTACTAGAAGAGCGTCGCCCACGATACCGTTCTTAACCTTTTCATTAATCTTGTAAGGCTTCCAGAGACCTTCCTCATCAACCAGCATAACGTGATGTTTAGAGAAGACATTAGCGATCTGCGACGGCACACATTCCACATACCCACCAACCGCCTCTTGCCAGTTTTTAAGGCTATGTTCTTCTTTCCATATTTCAACTGTGCCGTCTTGTTTGAGTAAATAAGATTTGTCTTTGTCAAATCCATTTTCTTCGATTTCATTTAGTTCCTCCGTAGTTAAGGTCGGCTCTATCGTTTTGTCCAACATTTTCTTTCTCCTTCATTTCTTGCATCAAACGTTTGTCCCAAAGCTCCTGCATTAACCTATCGATGATATGGTTGCAGTCAGTTTCATTGAGGGTTAAGGTCGATAAACGACCATCTTTTTCTGAGTATCCCATTACGTCTACTAGAAATTCTTTGTCGAAGTCCTTGTGTCTGTTGACAACGACTGTGCGTTTTGGTGGGTCGATCATGTGTACACCACCCACGGGTGACCGTCTTCAAAAGCTTCAAGAGCTAAATCCCTGCTTTCACTTTCTTCAAATGAGTCATACGCCTTCTTGCTGCATCTGTGATGCCACATTGGTCCTTCAGCTTCTTCATATAGCCTGTCTTCCCAAACCTTGTATTCCAATAAGGTTGAAAACGTTCTTTTTCCATTGAACTGAACACAGTCACAGTCCATACCGCCATATACCACATATATCGTATCAGTCATGATTATTCCTCGCTGTGATCGAACTCGAACATCTGTTCGTTACTGTTGAACGGTGCGATATATTTCTCGGTGAAACAATCTTCGCAAATAACTTCGCCACATCGCGCCGTGTATTGATAGTCGTGCTCTTGTATCTCGCAGACCTGACATAGCATCTTCATTGTACGACTCCAGGTAAAAAAAAGGGACCCCGAAGGGTCCCGTAATTAGGAGGAGGAGATAAACGGTTACCTTGCGATAACCATGGTTTTCCCGTTGGTTTTAACGGGAATATGCTCGATGATACCGTCTGAGTCGATACCAAAAGCATCCGAGAGCTGCTTGCCTTTGATCGCAAGCACAGGATCTTTACCGTCTTTTGTCTTTTTCCCGTACACCTTGTTCTTGCCAGTGTCTGAGAACTTGATGGTAAGCGTGTCTTTCTCGATGGTCGCGTCGTAGCGATCACCTGGTTTAACTGTTGCGGGAAGCTGCTTTTTGGTCAACCAGACCAAACGTGCACCCTTTTGGGTGTACAGCTTTACTGTTGAATCGCTGGTTACTGCTGCAGTTGTTGCTGCCATAATTAACGCTCCTTGTGCGTGTGATTACTTTGTGTAAAGTATGAGTATCTTACAACGCCCACAAATCTAAATAACAATCACAATTATTTACTCCTGGGGCAACCAATGATAATTTTATTTTATCATTCGATCTTTGTGGTTCTCTTCGTTGAAATAATCCTTGATGTTAAACCCGACTGGTGCGTCATCCAAAATACCGCTTTCCATCAGATATAACAGGATATAGATAGCCTTGAGTTTTTCCCTTTCATGACAATCTGCAAAACGCACTTTGAAACCATGGTGTGTCTTGCGGATATGTCTGTTAGCGATATCATCCAGAATCTCTTGCAGCATGTTGATATCGCAATTTGATAGGCTGCCCACTTGATCGTGGACTATCTTATCGATTTTATTCATTAGGTCGATTCTCCTGGTCTCTCAGAACATCCTCGAACAGCATCCAAACACAGATTAATTTCTCGCGCTTGCTGCAGGTGTCATACCCGAACTCTCCAAAGCAATTGATAGCAAAATTATCGAGGGATTCCTCAAGAATCTTGAGCTCTTCTTTGGTGATTTCCTTGGATTTCTGAACGACAACTTCCTTTAAATATTCGATCATCTCGACTCTCCGTGTTTATTTCCAACTGAAATATAATCTTATCTCGCCCACAAAAAAGGATAACAATTAGTATTATTTATAGCTGGTTTATCAGTTAATAACAGTGGGTTTATACTGCATGTGAAGTGTTAGGGCGCCTGTGATTTATTGGAGTTGGACTCCTGTTTTAATCAACCTGATATACCGGGTTCTCGCACACACGCATATTCTCTGGGATTCTGGCTGGATTCCAACAGAAACTGCTGGTTTCCCGTGTTTTGTGCCAAACCCGAAACAAATTGCCGTGTTTTGTGCCAAATCGGGTTTTGTTGGCAACCGATACCCGGATTCAAGCAAAAAAAATGGGGCCCCGAAGGACCCCGACAAGAGCTTTGGATTTTACTTCGTGAGGGTTATCACCCCGTCTTTGGCATTCGCTTTCAGCATGTCGATCACACCGTTCGCTTCATACCCGAAAGCTTGGGTGATAGCCTTACCGATCACGCAGAGAACCGGCTTGCCTTTCTTGTCGCTCACTTTGCGGCGACCATCCGGATTCGAACGCAGCACGATCTTGCCACTTGTTAGTTCGACGTCGAATCTCGAACCGGGTCCAAACCCGTGTTTCGCCAGTTCGTCCTTGTGCGTCATCCAGATCAGACGCCCGCCACGCTGCGAATATAATTTAACGTTATTCATTTCGTTTATCTCCCTGATAAGATTTACTTATCAATATATGATACGATTAATTTCATATCATTTATAGATTCTAAATTGTTTCGAAAAAAAAATACAATTAAAGTTTTTTATAGATGTCAAAAAGTTTGAAAGAACCTCTTATAAATCAAAGTTAAGTATATAATAAAATACTAATATTCGCGGGGGGTTGTTCCGGTTCTCTCAGGCTTATTACTCGATTTTTCAAAGTTATAAATCGGGCTTTTACTTGGGGTTCGAACAAATTGGCTTTTTCTAAATTTTCCAGAAATTTTTAGGAAGTGAATAGCTATGCGTCAGCTACGTTGCTCTTCAGCTGGTCAGCTGCGCTGCTGACGTAAAGAATAGTAATAAATATAAAGAATATTAGGGGCTAGCAGCATGTTCGGTTGATATCTTAATAAGTAGCGCCCGTGATATAATATTAGCACCGGGGGTGACGAATGACTTCGACAGGCGGTAACCCCAAAGTGGATAAGCTTGGACGTGGGTTTGATCCCCACCACCTCCACCATAGGAATAGAAATGTATACAGAATCGATGCAGATTGCAGAGCTCTTCAGAGATCCTAGAAAGGTTCAGAGGGCTACGCCACTTAACCGAGTCATATCCCAGACGTACGGAAGGGGTAAGCCAGAGTTTTCGCAGCAACAGCCGCCGCCTGGTGAAGACGGTCCTCCTCCCGATGGAACGCCAGATTTTAGAGAAATACCTCCTAGGCCGCCGCACGGCCTGTATGGGGGATTCTACTAATGGCTACTGCAACAATGGGTTACATGGTTCCTGTAGAAGTACATGAAAGGCAAAAGGCTGTAAATAGAGACCTTGCTGCCGGGTTTTCGTACGAAGAGGCTGTAAGGAGAAATGATCCTAAACCAGCGCGGGTTACAGAGCATAAAAAAAGATCAGCTCAGTTTGATAGCCCTAGTATGAGCTTAGCAGACCTGTTCGACAACAGTAAGTGGGAGACTCACATGGTCGCTGCCGCCCCTAAAAGAGGCGGTGAAGTAGAAAGAAGAAGGTATATCGGCAGTGGTCAAGCTCCTTCTGCTGCCACAGCCGCTGCTAGCTCTCCTGCGATTATAGTAGGATCTGACGCCCCGGGTGGAGTAGACATTTCTGACATAAGACCCAGAGGAGCTAACTACCCGTATGCATCTGGAGACCAGTGGATAGGGTCTGATAATGTTTGGCGGTCTCCATTCGGTATGAGTTACCCAGTTGAAGATGCTAGTCGTCATCATATGAGGTATAACCCTGGAGGGCACGGAGCACCTCTAAAAAAGAGTGAATGGTCATTAGGAACCCTGTATGACGATGCTGGAGCAACACAAGCTAGAAGGTTAGCCGCTAAACCAGATTTAACTGGTATAGAGCCTACACCAGAAGATGCTGGCATTATTGATAGCATAGCAGACGTTATTACAAAAGCTAAAGATTTTGGCTCAAACGCTGTAGATACTGTTGGGGAATACATTCCACAGAGCGTAAAAGATGTTTATGATTACGTTAATAATCCTCCAGCTAGCACTATAACTCCTGAGGCGGTAGAACAACGGGAGGCTCAAAGAAATATCGGAAACGTAGATACCATGGTTTTTGACCAGATAGAGCGAGCTATAATGTCTGAATTTGAAGATCCTAGCCAACAAGGTAAATGGTCAAAAGAAAGAGCTTATTATCAACAGCTTTTAGCGGAAGGCATGGATAAATCGACGGCCGCTATAATGGCAGCTAGAGAATTTGGACACCCTACTAGAAAAACTAGAGACGAAAGACGCAGAGAAAGAGAGGCAGAAAAGCTAAAAACACTGCAGTTCTTAAAAGATTCGGGACAATTACAAACTGCTCCTAATGGAACTGAATACATAACTATCGGATAAGAAAATGAACGAAAGAATGAGTATTTTAGATGTTATTAGGCAAGCAGTAAAGGGTGGCGGTGACCGCTTGGCTAACCAGTTTGCACCAGTTACAGACCAAGAACGCATGGCTAACATGCAGCGACAGCCTAATATGCCAGGGTATCAAACCCCTGCCGGGGCAGATAGCATCGCTGGCCGCTTTGCTGGCCAGTTCCCAACCCAAGACGACATGCAGCGACATCGCGGCTCGGCATATACTGTTCCTGACCCAACTAGACAGTTAATTATGCAGGATTACGACCGAGGCGTAGA